TGTTCACAATTGCTAACGTGTACGCAGTCAACCCACAGACCCGTGAGTCAACTGGTTCGCTTCAACAGTTCGTTGTGACCGCTGACAACAGCGTGACCTCCGGTACTGCAATGACCTTGGCAATTTCTCCGGCGCTTTACACGTCGGCAAATGCTTTGGCTACCATTGATGCGTTCCCAGCTACCAGCGCGGTTATCACGTTTGTTGGAACTGCATCAACCCAGTACCCACAGAACTTGGTCTACCACAAGGACGCAATCACGTTTGCTACGGCTGACTTGTTGCTGCCGCAGGGTGTTGACATGGCTGCTCGCGCAGTTCACAACGGTATCAGCTTGCGTGTGGTTCGCCAGTACGACATCAATAACGACCGTCTGCCATGTCGTATTGACGTTCTGTATGGCTTCTCAACGATCCGTCCACAGATGGCTTGCCGCCTCTGGGGTTGAACCTCTTTTTAAGGAAATATCATGGCTCTCCCTAATGGCGCAGGTGGTTACCAAGTCGGTGACGGCAACCTGAATGAAGTTATCCTTGGCTACCAAGCCGCTCCTCAGTCTGTTACCGCTACAGCAACCCTGACCGCCGCTCAAGTCGCCTCTGGCGTCCTGTTGGTTGGTTCTGGTGCTACCGCTGCCCAGACGTACACGCTGCCCACCGGAGCGTCGCTAGACGCCCTAGTGTCCAGCGCCAAAGTCAACAGCACCTTTGAATTGGTGTTGGTGAACTTGGGTACATCGTCTGGCACGGCAACTCTGGCAGTTGGTACTGGCGTGTCTGATGGCGGCAATGCTCTTGTGGCAGTTGCTGTTACGTCTAGCGGTCGGTTCCTGTTCCGTCGCACGGGCGATTCGACTTACGTCGTTTACCGCGTCTAAGTCTAAGGGGAGGGCCACAAGCTCTCCCCTTTTTTAAGGAATTACTATGCCTAATACGCAAGCAGTTGGGGTCGCATATAGCGACCCAGAATTCACGACCTGCTACGCAAGCCAAGAGATTGGCTATAGCGCGGCTGCTCAAGGTGCCGTTACGCAAGCAACCGACAAATCAACGGCAGTCACGTTGAACAAGTCTGCTGGTCGCATCACAATGAACAATGCGGCTTTGGCTGGATCTACTGCGGTTTCGTTTACGTTAAACAACAGTTTGATTTCCACCAATGATGTAATTACTGTCTGTATCTCTAGTGTTACCACTGGTAGTACCGCTGGTGCGTACACTTCTTACGTTTCTAATATGTCTGCTGGTTCTGCTTCAATTACGTTGCGTAATTTGAGCGGGACTTCATACTCTGAAGCGGTTGTAATTAACTTCTGCATCATTCACGGCGCAAGCTAAACGGCGGGGCTTCGGCCCCGTCTACTGAGGTTTACGATGGCAACATATTCCGCTGGTGAGCAGATCAACCGCGCCTTGCGTTTGTTAGGTGTCCTAGCAGAAGGTGAAACAACCTCGGCCTCGGTAATGCAAGATTCATTGACTGCAATGAATCAGATGATTGACAGTTGGAACACGGAAAAACTGTCAACCTACAACACTCAAGACCAGACATATCTTTGGACGCCCGGTCTGATTACTCAGACGCTTGGGCCTTCTGGCGACTTTGTTGGCAACCGTCCAGTCTTGTTGGAAGATTCAACGTACTTCCGTGACCCGTCAACAAACGTGTCGTATGGCATCAAGTTCATCAACCAGCAGCAGTACGACGGCATTGCGGTCAAAACGGTGACCTCCACGTATCCACAAGTGATGTGGATCAACATGGAGTACCCCAACATTACGATGACGATCTACCCCAAGCCCACGCGGGTTTTGGAGTGGCATTTCATCAGCGTTGAAGAATTGGACAAGCCAGCTACGCTGGCAACAATCATGGCTTACCCGCCAGGTTACCTGCGGGCGTTCACTTACAATCTGGCGATGGAGATCGCGCCTGAGTTTGGTGTTGAACCATCAGAACAGGTCAAGCGTATTGCCATGACCAGCAAGCGCAACCTCAAGCGCATCAACAATCCTGACGATGTAATGGCGATGCCTTACTCGCTGGTTGCGACTCGCCAGCGGTTCAACGTCTACGCCGGTAATTACTAATGAAAACGCCGATTCTGGGGTCGGCATACGTTGCTCGGAGCATCAATGCTGCCGACAACAGAATGGTCAATCTCTTTCCTGAGATTATTCCCGAAGGCGGCAAAGAACCAGCATTTCTAAATCGAGCGCCGGGGCTAACAAAACTAGCCACCGTTGGTACTGGTCCCATTCGTGGGCTGTGGACGTTTAACGGCATTGGCTACGTTGTCAGCGGGTCTGAACTCTACAAGATCACTAGCAGCTACGTTGCTACAAAATTGGGCGACGTATCCGGCACGGGGCCGGTCAGCATGGCTGACAACGGCGCTGTGTTGTTTGTTGCGTGTAATCCAGACGGTTACACCTACAACTCGCTGACAGGCAACTTTCAAAAAATCACTTCAACTGATTTTGCTGGCGCTTCAATCGTTTATTATTTCAACACTTTTTTTGTTTATCTAGAACCAGGGTCGCAACAGTTTTATTGGGTAACCTCAATCACAGTTGACCCAACAACAAACGGTGTTGCGTATGTCTACCCGCTGGTATTTGATTTAACAAACGTAGGGACCGCCGAGGGATCATCAGACGGTCTGGTTAGCATGATCGTTGACCATAGCGAGCTATGGTTGTTTGGAACCAATTCGGTTGAAGTTTGGTACAACGTAGCAGATACAGACCAACCATTTCAACGCATCCAAGGTGCGTATAACGAGATTGGTTGTGCGGCGACGTTCTCAGTAGCCAAACTAGACAACGGTCTGTTCTGGTTGGGCGCTGACGCTCGCGGGCAGGGTATTGTCTACCGCGCCAATGGCTACACCGGCCAGCGGGTTAGTACGCACGCAATTGAATACGCGATTGCCCAGTACGGAAATATTAGCGATGCAATTGCGTACACCTACCAGCAAGAGGGTCACGCCTTCTACGTTCTGACATTCCCATCGGCTAACGCAACTTGGGTGTACGATGTATCTACACAAGCGTGGCATGAACGAGCGGCGTTTTCTAACGGTCTGTTCTTGCGCCATCGCAGCAACTGCCAGATGGCGTTTAATAGCGAGATTGTTGTTGGCGATTTTGCTAATGGCAATTTGTACGCTTTTGACCTAGACGTTTATGCCGACAACGGTAGCCCGCAGAAATGGCTACGCTCTTGGCGGGCGCTGCCGACTGGTCAGAATAACTTAACCCGCACGGCGCACCATAGCCTACAACTAGATTGTCAAAGCGGCGTCGGTATCAATAACAGCGCGGGGACTGACCCGTCTTTTCTGACTACCGAAGACGGCTTGTTTCTAATCACAGAAAGCGGCGATTATTTGCTGGCTGTTTCTGGCGATTCGTTCACGATTGGGTTTGATCCACAAGTGATGTTGCGCTGGTCAGATGATGGCGGTCACACTTGGTCTAATGAGCATTGGGCAACGCTTGGCAAAATTGGCGTCTACCAGCAGCGCGTGTTCTGGCGGCGTTTGGGTATGACGCTTAAACTGCGTGATCGAGTGTATGAGTTATCTGGCACAGACCCCGTGAAGATTGCCATCATGGGGGCAGAACTGCACGCAAGCGGAACAAGTTCTTAATGCCGGTCATCAATAACATCACCCAGATACCCGCGCCTCGGGTTGATTTTATTGATTCGCGCACCGGATTGATGTCGCGTGAGTGGTACAGGTTTTTTTTAAATCTGTTTACGCTGACCGGATCTGGGGCCAGCGATACGGCAGTTGAATATCTAAACTACGTCCCGTTGCCGCAACCATCTAGCCCAAGCATCAACGACTTGTCCGTTGGTCAACCGGCAATCCAAGACATCTACGCGCAACTTAATGATCTGTCTTTGGGGCCAGTTGGTCAGCCAGCACCAGAAAGCGGCGTCATTCAAGTCAACACAGGCACAGGGCTAACTGGTGGCCCGATTGTCAAGACCGGAACGATTGCGATAGCAAACACCGCAGTCACGCCTGGTAACTACACAGCAGCCAATATTACGGTCAACGCCCAAGGGCAGTTAACCGCCGCCAGCAACGGGTCGGCTGGAAGTGTTACGCAAGTCGATACTGGGACCGGACTGGCCGGTGGGCCGGTGACAACAACCGGAACCATCTACATAGCCAACACTACGGTTGCCGCTGGTACTTACACTTCTGCCAACATCACCGTTAATGCTCAAGGCCAGCTTACCGCTGCAAGTAACGGTGCTGGTGGTAGCGTCGTACAAGTTAATACCGGCACGGGTCTAACGGGCGGGCCGATAACAACGTCTGGCACGGTCAGTATTGATAGCACGGTTGTGACGTTGACTGGCACACAAACGCTAACCAATAAGACCATCACGGGGCTGGCAACTGGCTCCACGGTCAACGACAGTAGCGGCAACCCTTATGGCTTTGGTTTCCGTACCATGCCGCAGTCTGGCAACACCAGCGGCACGTTGGTTTTGTCAGATAGCGCCAAGCATTTGTATCTAACCGGCAACGTCACCGTGCCGCCCAACAGCAGCGTAGCGTTTGAAATTGGTACGGTTATCAGCGTGGTGAGTAACGCGACCGCGTTAATTATTCAAGCCGGATCTGGCGTTACGCTCAAACTGGCTAACTCAACATCTACTGGCGACCGATCTGTTGCGTCTAACGGCGTAGCCACAATGATTAAGGTCGCAACAAACACTTGGTACGTCTTCGGTTTGGGTGTGACATGAGTGGCTTTTTCGGTGCTCTTATTTATGGTTACGGAGCTATACCGCCACCAACGCCATCTGAATACATTGCATATTGTGGATCGGCAACCGGAGGAAGAACTGTCGGCGTTTTTCCTTGGGACTCTACAACTGGTTTTGGAACGGTCTACAGCAACCCATCGGCTATAACATCTGTCACCGTACAAGAAATTTCGTTTGTACGGGACAACTCCGTAATTTCGGCATCGTTTTCTACGTCTCCGTACATCTATGCGTGGCCTTGGTCTGCCTCTGGATACGGGACACGTTACGCAGACCCGTCTAGTCTTTTAAGCCCAACAGGTACGCCAGTAGGGTTTACTTGGACAAACGCAATAGACGCAATCCTTACGTTTAACCAACCGGCTACATCATATCCACAGGCATGGGCGTGGAGTTCCGGGTTTGGAACCAAATATTCTAACGGTAGTTCCATCACGACCAGCGGGGCGACTTACGGAATTTCTCTGAACGGCGACAATACGTTGGTGGCGTTTAACTTTAGCGCAAGCCCGTATGTTGCTTTGTATCCTTGGTCATCCTCGTCTGGGTTTGGCACTCGATATGCCAACCCTGCAACTGCGTATACCGGCAACGCCATACGGCAAACCATTTCGTTTAACAAAGTCACAAACGATTTGGCAGTTGGTACTGGAACCAACCCATACATTGCTGCTTACGCAGTTAGTAGCTCTGGGTTTGGTTCAAAATATGCCAATCCAGTATCTGACGGGTTCATAAAAAACTCTATAGATTTCAACTTAGACGGGACGTATTTAGCAACTGGAACTGGTTCTGGACTTCCTATTTTTGTGTATCCTTGGAGTTCTGGTTTTGGGACCAGAATTTTTAGCCCAACTTCCGGCACGGCTTTATCAGTAAATTGGTCAAGCACGGGAACGGAGATCGCTAAAAGCGCCGGTCCCATTAGTGTGTGGCCTTGGAATGCAGGTTTTGGTACGCAGTACGCAGACCCAGCGTTCGTCGCAAGTATCCCCAATTGTGTCTCTTTCTCTAACCAATCAAGATGATTACTGACAACGAAAAACTAGCTTCCACAGTCATGAACGCCTACTTTCGAGAGCTTGAAATCTACTCGTATCAGGTGAACATTGACAACTATTCTGCTATGCTACTTGCATTTCCTTCGGGCGACTGGCCGCAGGACTGGGTGGCATTTAAGGGCGTCAAGATTGACGAACTGCCGCATTCTTTGTCGGATGACGAAGCCCAAGCGATTAGCGATTACCAGTACCGCGACCGTCTGCGTTCGTTGATCAGAACCGAAAGGGCAGAGCAAAGCAAAACCATCAGGATTCGGGACGTTCTAAAGGCGCAGATTGGCGATAGCTATGACGCGCAGATCTTAGCTTACAAGGCGACGCAACCATGAGTGTAACCGTAAGAGTCTTGATTCCTGCGAAGCTGGCCGAGTCTAGCCAAACGACTCAGTACACCGCCAACGGTGTGACCACGCTTATTGACAAGTTCACCGCGACCAACTTTAGCGGGTCAGCGGCGACAATCAGCGTTAACTTGGTCACGGTTGCAGACTCGGCTGGCAATCAGAACTTGATCGTCAAAACCAAGACACTCCAGCCGTCAGAGACGTATACGTTCCCGGAAATTACCGGCGCTGCGTTAGGCCCAGGCGGGTTCATCAGCACCATCGCAGGGACGGCATCGGCGATCAACATCCGGTCTAACGGGCGGGAGATAACATAATGGGTTGGTTTAGCAAATTAACCGGCGGCGCGTTTGATTTTATTAGCGACCCGTTAGCCAAAATAGACGATCAAGTTCGAGAAAACATTCCCGGCGGTTGGACTCTTCCTGCACTTTTGGCGGGTGGTTACTATTTTGCTCCTGAGATTGGAGCGTTCTTTAATCCTGCTACTGGCGCATCTGTAGCGACGGCAGAGGTTGCTGGCGGGCAAGCCGCAATTGATTCCGCGTTGACTAGCGGGAGTCTTACCGGAACCAACGCGTTGGCGGGTGGCGAAGCACTTAGCACAATCCCAACAAATTATCTTGCTCCCGGCGCGGGAGGTATGACATTAGGTGGCGATGTGGCGTCGTCGGCTTTCCCCTTAACGGGCAGCGCAGGGCTTCCCGTAGGCGCAGAAGCGACAGGACTAATGTCTTTCCTTCCATCCGGCATTTCACCTAGCACCGCGCTTCTTGCGGGTAGTTCTGCGTTGGGTGCGCTTGGGTCTATTGCCGGTGCTCGGGCGATGTCTAACGCCAATCAATCAATAGCGGATTCAAACTACAGAATTTTCCAAGAACAAAAAGCACTCCAAGAACCGTGGCGCCAGGCGGGTATAACCGCGCTTAACAAGTTGCAATCGCCTGAAATGCAGTTTACGCCCTTTTCGGCTGACAAATTTCAGACAGACCCCGGCTATGCTTTCCGGTTGTCTGAAGGCATCAAAGGTCTAAACAACGCTGCTGCTGCTCGTGGTGGGTTGCTGTCTGGCGGCACTTTGAAAGCAACACAACGGTTCGCGCAAGGACTAGCGTCGCAAGAGTACCAAAACGCCTACAATCGGTATAACACCGATTACAACATGAGACTTGGACCGCTACAGACGTTGGCGGGGTATGGTCAAGGCGCTACCAATAATTTGGCTGCGACTACTGGCGCATACGGTACAAACCAAGCTGAGACGTTAGCCAATACTGGCAACATCAAAGCATCTTCTTATTTAAACGCAACCGACGCTTTGGCTCGCGGAGCAAGTCAATACTTGAGAAACGAAAGCGACAACGCTCTCATCGCCGCATTACGGAGGCCTTGATATGCCGCTGAATACTAACCTTCTCCGCGCCCCCGCAGCAATTGAATTTCCCGACCAAATTAACCGTCTGGCGCAGTTTTCGCAAATCCAAAGCGCTCAGAATCAGAACGCGCTGGCGCAGTATCAGTTGTCTGCAGCTCAACGTGCGGAAGAACAACAAAATGCTTTTTACCGACAAGCCAGCCAGCCGGGGTTTAAACTAGACGTTTCGACGGCGCTTCCGTTTGGCAAAACTGGCTTAGAATTTCTTAAAGCGCAACGTGAAGCAGAAAACGCTGGGCTTACAGCTAAAAAAACTCAATCGGAAATCGACTCCGCAGAATTAAAACGCCGAGGAGATATTTTAGAAAATATTTCCGGCGCGTTTGTACCGTTGGCGGCAGCGTCCGCACAAGGAACACCAGTTTCTTTAGCACAAGTACAGGGCGCGGCGCAATCTTTGTTTAGGCGCGGATTGATAGGCCAAACAGAAATAAATGAACTCCCAAAGTCTGATGCGGAAGTCCCAGATTTTTTAAAAAATTTGGTTACTGGTTCGGATAAAGCGCGCAAAGCACTTGTAGATGCAATGCCAAAAATAGAACGAGTGGATACGGGCGCTAACATTACACCAGTTCAAGGAAATCCATTACTGTCCGGGTATGGTCAAACAATGACTAACGTGCCAGTAATATCTAAAACCGCCGCTCCTGCTGGCCCGTCTGATCTTTCGCGGCTGCAATCTGAACGGGCAGCTTTAATAGCCAAAAATCCTAAAGACCCGTTAATTCAAGAATACAATCAACGTATTGCAACTTTGACGACCCATCAACCGGCGTCAAACACAATTACAAACGTAAACGCTTACGCGCCCGCTAGTGTAACCGCGCAGCAAGAGTTTATGAAAGCAACACGGGAAAACTATGAAAAATTAAGAGACGCGGCGGGAGTGCTTGATAATATTGACAAAGCCAAAAAGTTAGTTGGCGGGGCCAAAGGATTTATGGGTCCTGGCGGCGAATCTTTACAGCAAGCCGCAAGTTTCTTAAACACTCGTTTGGGGACCAAAATTGACACCAAAGGTGTAGCTGACGCTGCTGAACTGCGGTCTAGGCTATTCTTTGGGATTATGGACAACTTGAAAAAGTTGGATTCCCAACCTACAGCGCAACAGCAAGATGCGCTTCAGGCTGCTTTGGGAAGTCTTGGTACAGACCCGAGCGCGCTTCCGCGTGTGCTTGATGCTTTTGGTGATTCTGTACGCAATAGAGTGGAACGCCACAATCAAGAAGTTACCGGCGCTGAAACACGCGGCGTTAAATTTCCTTACGATCCAAAAATTACGTTGCCAGAGCGAACCGCAGCGGCGACTGCGGCTGCTATACCAGCCGCCGCGATTGAAGCGTTAAAAGCTGGTAAAGGTAGCGCGCAACAGTTTGATGAAATTTTTGGTGCTGGCGCGGCGGCTAAAATTTTAGGTGGAAAAAAATAAATGGCTGACAATCCGTTTGCCCAATACGCGCCGCAACAAAACCCGTTCGCGCAGTATGCTATTACTAGCGAAATACCAATCGCGCGCCGTAGTTACTCTTTGGCTGAAGTGCCTATTGAAGCGGGGAAAAACCTACCCAAAAGCGCGGGCGCGTTTGTAGGTGGGATTGTTCAAGCTGTACTTAACCCGCTCACAACAATTGGTGACATTTTAGATGTTGGCGCGGGCGCGTTAAGAAATTCCTTACCAAAAAATGTTGTAGCCACAATAGACAAAGTTGACCAAGTATTTGGCGCGGATCCAAAAGCAGCGCAACGAGTGTCAGACAAAGCCAGCGCGGTAGGCGGCGTTATTAAAGACCGCTACGGCAGTTATGACGCAATTAAACGAACAGTTGCTGAAGACCCAGTAGGCGCGGCAGGTGATCTGTCTTCGTTGCTTACGGGCGGCGCGGGAACTGTTAAGGGTATAACTACCGCTGCTGGCGGCGCGGCTAGAAAAGCGGGCGTATCTGCCACTACTGCGGGTCGTATTGCTAACGCCGGTGATGTGTTTGCACCCGCTGCTGCGGTAGGCGAAAAAATTAACCCTTCTCGCGTAGTGGCTCCGATAATAGAAGCGCCTTTTAAGTTGGCTGGTAAAGCGACGGGCGCAATATACAACGCGCTCGACCCAAAATCAGTTGCGTACATGACTGCAACAGAAGGGCGCGCGCCGCAAATTCTAAACGCGCTACTAGATCCTAATGTTCAAATTGTTCCGGGAAGTATGCCTACAGCAGCGCAAGCCGCTGCACCTGTAGGAGCCACTCGTTTTTCTGCAATGGGTGAATCGGCTAAAAAAACTTTACCGACGCCGTATTTTGAACGTGAAGCTCAACAAAAATCAGCCCAACTAGGACAAATTCAATTTGTTGGTCAAGATGAGGCAGCACTTGCTCGCGCGGAAGCACTTAGAAGTGGTACGGCGGCAACTAACTATCCAGCAGCGTTTGCAGTACAAACGCAAGCAGACCTTGCGTTAGCACAATTAACAAATAACCCATATTTTAAGGACGCTATACCAGACGCTACTAAATTAGCAGAAGCAAAAGGTATTACGTTTAGAAGTAACCCAATTGAATTTTTACACGGCGTTAAATTGTCTCTTGACAAAATGATGTCAAAAACAGGCGATACCGCTCTTGCGTCTACTGAGAAAAAACAAGTTGTAAATCTACAAAAACAACTTGTTGGATGGATGGAAAATAAAGCGCCAGAATATAAAGTAGCAAGGGAAACTTTTCAAAAACAAAGCGAACCGATCAACCAAATGCAAGTCGGTCAGTTCCTTGAAGGAAAATTAAAACCGGCACTTGGTCAAGATACAGCGGCGCTTAGGGCCGCAGGGTACGCGGAAGCGTTAGAAAACGCGCCAGCTACAATTAAACGCGCGACAGGGCAGTCACGATTTGAAAGTTTACGCCAGATTCTTACGCCGCAACAAATTGCTGCTCTTGAAGCGGTGCGAGACGATCTTGCCCGCGCTAAATTAGCAGAGCAACAAGCGCGTTTTGCGCGAGGGGCAGGCCCTGACGTTAATTTGTTAGGTACTGAAGCTATCGGACAAATACGCGCGCCTAACCTTATATCCCGCGTAGCTACTGTTGCTAACGATATTATGCGGCGGCTGCAAGGCAAACTAGATCAGAAACTTGCTATCGAACTAGCTACAGAAATGTTAGACCCCGCAGCGGCGGCTAAAGCATTAGATAAAGCGATCAAGCGTGAGGCCAAGGGTAAAAAAATAGCCGCACCGTTTCAGACCGCCGGTAAAATGGGGTCAAAAATTATCCGTACTCCCGCAGTTATCAACGCGCTTGTCGCGGACCGCGAAAACCAAAACCAACTGGCTCCATGATGGTTACATTATCTGAAGTTGAACACAAAATTGATGCCCACGTTGACATCTGCGCGATTCGGTACGAAGGTATTGAAAAAGAAACGCGGGGTATCCACGCCCGGATCAAACGCCTAGAGCAGATCTTGGTCACCGGCTGCGGGTCAATCATCCTGCTGTTGCTGACCATACTGACTAGAGGTCATTAAAAAGTCATCATCAGTTCGTAAACTTAAGATTCCTTTTTTTGGAGCCTGACATGAAAGACGACATTCTTGACGCGATCAATGACTCTGAGCCAGTTGATGCCTTGAACGCTCTGTTCTCGGTGGCGTTCCTTGTTGCCAAAGCATCGAACATCAACGAGTTCACCTTGTCCTCGCTTTTCTCTTCAACCGCCGACGCTCTCTTCCAAGCCCACGCTGAAGACGAAGAAGTGGAAGAAGTTGAAGCCGAAGAGGTTGACGAGCAGACCGACGAGTAATGCTCAGACCCCCCGATGACCTCGGGGGGTCACCCAACCGCAACAAAACTGTGCTATTTGATGTGGTTCTTCTAATAGGATGAAGAATGAAGCCACAAAAAATAAGCGACGAAGAGTTCTTGCGGCTATGGGAAGAGCATAAATCACCTGTCAAAGTTGCCAGACTGACGGGAATTTCTGAGCGGCGCGTTCATTCTCGGCGTCGTTCTTTAGAAAGTAAGTTGAGCCTAAACTTACTAACTGGCAAACCAATCCACATTCAGAAAGCCAGACACGAAGCTGGCCTGACTGATGGCATTGCTATCATTTTCTCTGACGCTCACTTTTGGCCTGGGATCAGAACAACTGCCTTCAAGGGCTTGTTGTGGGCGATAAACGAACTTAAACCGCACGTTGTGATTGCCAACGGCGATATTTTTGATGGAAGTTCAATCAGCAGACACGCCAAAATAAATTGGAGCGCGGTTCCAAACGTGAAGCAGGAACTCGACGCTTGCCAAGCGGCGCTTAAAGAGATTGAAGACGCCTGCGAAAAGGCTCGCCACCACACCCAACTAATCTGGCCGTTAGGTAACCATGACTCGCGTTTCGAGACGCGCCTCTCCGAAGCAGCGCCGCAGTTTGAAGGGGTCGGCGGCACGGCGCTTAAAGATCATTTTCCCAAATGGCATCCCTGCTGGTCTTGCTGGCTGTCAGACAACGTAGTGGTCAAGCACCGCTACAAGGGCGGCGTTCACGCCACCCACAACAACACCGTCAATTCTGGCGTCACAACCATCACCGGCCATTTACACAGCCTCAAAGTCACACCGTTTGGGGACTATAATGGGACTCGATGGGGCGTTGATACTGGGACGCTTGCTGAGATTGATGGGCCACAATTCATAGACTATCTTGAAGACGGCCCGGTCAACTGGCGCAGCGGGTTCGCGGTCATAACGATGAAAGACAGCAAGCCACTCTGGCCGGAACTAGTCAGCAAACACGCTGAGGGTATCATTGACTTCCGTGGTCAACTTATTGATGTGAGCAAACTATGACTGAAAAGTTGGAAGCCAAGTCGCAGTTGATTGAGAAGACCGCGTTTGCCGTCTTGCCGATTTTGTTTACCTGCGTTGTCTACCTGATGAGCGCGTTGGACAAGATCACGCATGATGTGACGGTCCTAAACGCCAAGATCAGCCTTGTGGTCACCAGCGACAACAAGCAAGCCGCCAACAGCGGCGCAGAATTGGCACGGGAGAAGTTGCGCCAAGATCTAGAAAAGCAGATTGGTGAGAACCGGGAACTGATCCACCTAAACCGAGAGCGGATTGTCATTCTTGAGCAGAAGGTGAAGTGATGGATGCGTTTGAACTTATCCTAAAGGCGTCGCCAGCGATTCTTGCGCTGATCACGTTGATTGTTGTCCTAGCCAAGCTCGACCTGCGCGTCGCGGTGCTTGAGGAAAAGGTCAAGACGCTCTTTGACCTCATCAACAAGAGGCCACACAATGGCTAACTTTGAGCAAGCCTTTGAAAAGATGATCGCCGACGAAGGCGGTTACGTTCTACACACTATCCCCGGCGACACGGGTGGGATGACTTATGCAGGTATTGCACGAAACAAGAACCCCAACTGGCCCGGTTGGAATCTCATTGACCATGAAGCCATCAGCAACCCGCTCCTTACTGGAATGGTGCGTAACTTTTATAAAGTTGAGTTTTGGGATCGTATCCGAGGGGATGAAGTTACGAACCAAGTTGTTGCGGAATCGGTTTTCAATTTCGGCGTAAACACCGGAATAGGCGTTGCGGTCAAGCTCGCGCAGTTGATCGTGGGTGCTACGCCAGACGGCGCGGTTGGTAATGTGACCTTGCAAAAGTTCAACAATGTTGAACCCGAAGCGTTCAAGAAAGCCTACGCGCTGGCAAAGATCACCCGCTACGCTGACATCTGCAACAAGAATCGTACCCAGTCCAAGTTCCTCCTTGGTTGGATCAACCGTACATTGTCCGGACTAAAGTAATGGATCTCATTGGAATCGGGAGCATCATTGAAGGCGTGGGCAAGGTCGCGGGCGACCTCATTACGACAGACAAAGAACGCCTTCAAATGGCGCTGGAAGACCGCAAGCTCGACTTGGAAGAGAAACGTATCGACCAAGCCACCGATCTTGCGCAAGTGGACATCAATAAGATTGAAGCGGCGTCTACTAGCGTATTTGTCTCTGGCTGGCGTCCTGCTGTGGGTTGGGTTGGGGTTGCTGGCTTGGCTTACCAGTTCCTCGGCTACCCTCTGATGCAATGGTGTTGGGCGTTTGGGCAAGGCGTGGACTTGATCCCGAAGGGCTTGGCCGCACCGCCAGACCTCCAGGTTGAACAGTTGATGACCTTACTCGCCGGTCTTTTGGGCTTCGGCGGGATGCGTAGCTTTGAGAAATCCAAGGGAGTCGCGGCGAAGTAGGTCGCGGTAGGCGTTAATCGCCGCTTTTAAGTCGGCGTTTAGCGCGTCAATCTCCGCGTTGAGTAGGTTCATACGTTCAGTTGATTCCTTGGCGAACTGCACAAGGTTCTCATAGCGCCACGCGCCAAAATCAGTCATGGTTGTTTAGCCTGTTGAAGTAGTTCAATACGTTCGCGCGATACGCGCAGCACGTTATAGCGTTGGTGGATGCGGCGAAGGATGCTGGCGCGGCCCTCAGTCGCTAACTCGTGGTTCAGCATCTCCAGCACCATCTGCTCGTCCAACGTCTTCAGAGCTACGTTTAAGCCCCGCCAAGTGTGATTCAAGTCGCACCTCTAAATCTTTAAGGGTTTCAATAACGCGGTTGTAGTTGCGTTGCGCTGCGGCCAGTTCGCGCTGGCGAATTATAAGTTCTTCCCGCGCGGCAATCAGTCTGGCTCGGATTAGTTTCATCGGATTACCTTTTCTAGTAGTGTGCGGGCCAGCGGTTGCTTACCCAGTAGCCAGGATTGAACCCGGCCCATGTCCCACGTGATGACGCGGAACTGGTTAGGGCGCTGGTAGCCTGTTGAGATCTGGCGCTTGTCCCAGTCTTTTACGATCTTGCCGTTGACAATCAAAACAAAGCCTCCGGCACGTTAGATAGATCCAGCTTCGGTTTGCGCTGGCGTTTGATTTTCTGCACGATGTGCGGGTACGGCGGCAGATGCCAGACCCACCGCACCACGTTGCCTTCGTCATCAAGGATTCCGTATTTCATTTTTTTCTCGCATCTAACATTGCGTCTGCAAGATCATAGGCCGCACCTGCGTACACCGATGGGTCAGGGATCATTTTGGTTTCTCGGGTTATCAACGCTTGCATAGCCTGTCCCGCAAAGTAATCGCGCAAGGTCATGCCTGAAATTTTTTGACCTACAAAATTTACATGAGGAAATGCGAATTCATTCACCGTTTTTCTCCTTGAGTTTGGCTTCTACATCTTTAACTAATTTAATCAAAGCCGGAGCGTCTTCGTAACTAGGCCACCAACTAGGCAGGGATTTAATTTCCTCATCCGTCAGCCCGACCCATGATCTATTTTGGGAGGCGACAAGGGCGGCGAAGCGTTCAAGTCCCGCTATTAGCGTCAACTCGGTATGCGCGGTGTACACCCCAGCCTCCCGCGCCATGCGGATGATGTTGTCGCGGTTCATTTCAGCGCCTCCATAGCAATATCAGACACGGCGCGTTTGTCCTGAAGCGCCGTCCAAATTTTTTCGTCAATTGTCTTCTGAGTTGACATAATGTAGACCCAGACGTCGTGGCGCTGGCCGCTACGATGAAGCCGCCCGACAGTCTGCTCAAACAACTCCAGCGACCACGGCAGCGACACAAAGACCATCTTGCTACCGCCGTGCTGAAGATTCAGACCGTGACCGGCAGACTTAGGATGGATTGCCAGCAGTTCAATCTGACCGGCGTTCCAGCGTTCGATGGCGTTATCATCGTCAAGCGTAACTAGATTGGAGTAGCGGCGGTGCAGTTCTGCAAGTTCTTCCTGGTACTGGTACACCAGAATTGTGTTGGCGTGTTGGTTCTCGGCCAGCAGATCGTCCAGCGCCTCAAACTTATGTTTTGAAAACCAGATCGGCGTCTGATGCGTGATGAACTTGCCCTTCACAACTTGATCGGGCGTCTGATGCGTGTCGTACACAAACCCAGAAGCCATCTGTTGCAGCTTGCCCGTCACCACGCCCGCGTTGACCGCGACGATGTTGTCCAGCACAAACTCTTTCTTAAGTTTGTTGTAGTGATCCATCGGCATCTCACACTTCACATGGACGATATGGATCGGCGGTAACTTGTCGCTGTACTCACCCGGTTCAAGGACGTAGGTGGCCGGTTTGATACGCTCCATGACCTGTTCCAGACTGCCTACGCGCGGCGTCCATTGGCCGAACTCAGGGTTTATGGCAATGAAGTATTGCTGCAAGAACGCGCCTTTAGAGCGCCCGAGTAGCGTCTGGTCGATGATCTTGCATTGCCCGTACACATCTTCCAACCCGTTGCTGGTGAACGATCCGGTCAAGCCCCACCGGATTTCAATGTGGTGAATTAACTTGGCGAGCGCCTTGAACCGCGCGCCGTATGGGTTCTTGAGCCGCGTCAGTTCGTCAAAGATAATGCAATCAAAGTCAACGTGGAACGGAATATTTTCGTAATTAGTCACCACCACCTGCGCGCCAGACTCAAACGCTTTCTGGCGCTGCTTTGGTGTGCCGACTGCGACCGCGACGGTTAGCTCAGGCGCCCACTTCGCGGCCTCGGTCGCCCATACGCTTTCGGCTACCCGTTTGGGCGCAAGCACTAAGGCGTTGCGTTTGATCTTCATCAACGCTGACAACGCGGTCAACGTAATCGCCGTCTTGCCAGCCCCCACGGGCGCTAGGATCATCGCGCGATCTTGTCCGTACAGAAAGTCTGCGGCTACTTCTTGGTAAGGGCGCAAGTTCATAGCAGCACCCCCCATTGTGCAGCCATCGCGTCGGCGATACCTTGATACGTCTTAGAACGTAATTTCCACCGATCTGGACCTGGCGACAGGTAGTGCAACCGCTGCCGTTCGTTGTCGGGCAGCAGTAACATTTCCGCTTTGACGTTGTTGGTCGCCGTCAGCAGAGGCAGATTCTTCAACCACAAACAAGTTCCTTTTTGTTCCATGTGGCCGAACATCCACGGTTGGACAACTTGGTCTTGCTTGCGGTTACCGATGCGCTCTTTTGCGTACTTGTGCATGATCGGGTTTTCAACGGCAATCCGGTTTACTGGCGCGTCCAGCAGCAGATTAAAAAACGCGGAGGCGTCATTTAACAGCGCCCATCTTGCGGGGTCTTTGTGCAGCCAACTAACGCCGCTGTTGGTCATGTATGTGCAGGGTGGGTGGGCGATCAGCAGATCCCACTCATCGTCCAGAACATACTTAACGTCGCCTTGATAGTGCGGCCCCGCCACGTCCGTTGGCAACAGGTCGCAAGACATCGCGTCGTGTCCGGCTCTTATAAATGCGTCGCGTACAGTCCCGCTGTACTCGCACGCTACAAGGACTTTGCCCATTGTGCTACCCCTTCTAGGTTCCAGATTACTGTGTAGTTTTGATTGAGTTGGCGCATGATTGCGCCGAAGTGTTCCTGTAGTTTGCTGAGTTTGCCCCCCTTGGTTTTAAGTTCTACGAACCACACCGACCCGTCTGGCAGACATGCCACACGGTCGGCCACGCCCCGCACGCCGGGGCTTGTAAACTTGTACGTTTTGCCGCCCATCGTCTCAACAGTCCAGACGAAATGGCGTTCGATTTCGCTTTCTTTCATGCCGCCATCATATCTTGCAAAAAAGTTGTTGACAAGCAGATTGTGATCGGGCAAAGTAGCGACTCCAACCACTTCACTAAACGGGAATCCAAAGTGAAAATCATCCTAGATCGCGAAGAAGTCCGAAACATCCTCATCACCTACCTTGAATCGCTGCTGCCTAGCGCGAAGTTCAACAAAGTCGAATTCGATTGTGGGTACTCCACAATGCACAAGGTCACCATCAGCTTGGAAGAGGACGAAGCAGAATGATCCACATCATGAAAGACGACAACGGCGACTTTGAGCCGTTGGACCTGACCCCTGTGTTTTACAAAGGCAACCTGATGTGCGTACCGCATTGGCGCATCAAAAACACTTGGGTCTTTCCCGGCGGCAAGACCTACACCACGGCTGAGTTGCTGGCCCTTGGCGCTAAAGTGTCGCTCTCGCTGCTTTGGCAGCGCGGGTGGGTCACTAAAATGCTTGGGCGTCACAACCCTGCGATGCTGTCGCAGGAATCATTAACGAACCTGATCAAAGGGAAAGCAAATGCACTCTAATATCGTTGGCGGTTCGACCGCCAAGCGCGTCGTCAACTGCCCCGGCAGCGTGGCGCTTGTGCAGAAGATGCCCCCGCGTGTAACGGGCGACGCCGCCGATCAAGGCACGCTATGTCATAGCGCGATGGCGATGCTGTTAGAAGATCCTAGTCTGGAGATCAAGAGCGTACTTGGCATGACCGAGAACGACCAGACTATGACCGAGGATTTGATCGACGAGAAGATCGTCCCGGCAATGGCCGCGCTAAACGAGATCGACCCAAACGGCGACATGGAGTACAATGTCGAGTCGCACGTTAACTTCGGCAAACTGCTTCCCGGGGTGTTCGGGTCTGCTGACCTAATCGGCCGGATCGACGACCGCGCCGTCATCCTTGATTGGAAGTTTGGGCGCGGTGAAGTAGACGTCGAGGAGAACGAGCAGTTGCTTTTCTACGCCGCTGCTGCGATGCGGACCAAAGGTCTGGAGTGGGCGTTTGATGGCGTGTCTGAGGTCGAGATGGTCATCGTCCAGCCGCCAGCGGTCAAGCGTTGGACGACCACGGTCGCGCGCGTTAAGCAGTTTGAGCGTGATCTAGTACACGCCGTCACCGCGTCACAGAACGCCGCCGCGCCGCTTAAAGTTGGCGACCATTGCCGTTACTGCCCTGCCAAGCCGATCTGCCCGCAGATGACCGGCGCGGCCGAGCGCGCGCTGAAGGTGCAGATCAAAGACCTAGACCCCGCTAAAATTGGCGAGTACTTGGCGACTGCCGATCTGGTCGAGAAATGGATCGGCGACTTGCGCGATCTGGCGCACCAGATCCTTGAGTCCGGCGAGCCAGTTCCGGGTTACAAGTTGGTCCCTAAGCGCGCGCTGCGCCAATGGGTTGATGAAGACAAGGCTTACGCTGCGCTGACTAAGCTAGGCGTAGACCGCGAAGAATTGGTGGAGACAGCCCTGTTGTCGCCCGCCAAGGTTGAGAAGATCTTGAAAAAGAGTAAACTCAACCTCCCCGATGACATCGTTGTTGCGGTGTCGTCGGGAACCACAATCGCCCCGGAGAGTGATCCTCGGTCAGCGGTTGTGTTTCTTCCCGAGCAGATGAAAACTGCTCTTTTTAAACTTGGATGAAATGATGTCAAATTTAGTAGCCTTCAATAAAGCAGGTCTTCCCGCTCTCGCAGCAATCGCAACGGCTATCAAAACCGTTGCATCGCCCGCCGCCTCCGCTGGTTCGGTCATCCTGAAAATGGACAAGACTGGTCATTGGGTGTTCGGCGCTGATCAGACTGAAGTTGAGTCTGACTCGAAATGGGCGGTAAACCCGTTCAGCTTTGTACATGGTTGGATCGCCTGGGGCGACGGCGTTGTGCTGGGCGAGCGTATGGTCGCGCTAACCGATCCGTTGCCGGACACGGACGACGCGCCTCCCCACGCCGCTCGCGGTTGGGAAAAGCAAGTCGGGTTCTCGCTCAAGTGTTTGACCGGCGAAGATAAGGGTCTTGAGGCGCGCTATACGACGACTTCGGTCGGCGGCAAGCGTTCCTACGAAGCCTTGGCAAGCGCGTTTGCGAACCAAGTGTCTGTAGATGAGTCGAAGCCCGTGCCGGTTGTGCTGCTCAAAAAGGAGCATTACCAGCACAAGTCTTACGGTCGCATTTACACGCCGATCTTTGAGATCGTCGAGTTTATGTCGATGGACGGACCTGAAGAGGTAGAGGAAGCCCCCCAGCCGACGCGCCGCCGTCGCGCAGGGTAAGTGATCCTTTGGGTTGACTTTGAAACCCGTAGCACCTGCGACCTTCGGGTCGCGGGTGTCTATAACTACGCGCAGGACTTGGAAACCGAAGTCATCTGTATGTCCTACGCTTTCGACGACGGCGACGTCCAGACATGGACGCCCGACCAACCATTCCCTGATTCGATAAAGAATCATAAAGGTCAGATAAGAGCGCATAACGCCGCGTTTGAGCGTCTGATCTTTTGGTATGTGCTACAGATCAATTTCGATCTTGAGCAGTTTTATTGCACCGCAACACAAGCCCGCGCTAACTGCGCGCCGGGGTCGCTTGAGGACGTCGGTCGCTTTGCTGGCGCTGACATGAAGAAAGACCGCCGGGGCGATTATCTTGTGCGGCAATGTTGCGTGCCGCCTTACAATGACAAGCTCATTCCAGAACTCATCGAATATTGCGAGCAAGATGTGCGCGCTATGCGCGCCGTGAGCCTCGCCCTGCGTCAACTATCTCAAGATGAGATGACTGATTACCACGTCAACGAGCGCATAAACGACCGTGGCGTCAAGGTGGACGTTGCACTATGCAAGGCCGCTATTCGCTACGCTGACGCCGAACTAGCTGAGATACAAGCGATTGTGACCGAGATCACGGGCGGTCTGGCCGTGCGCTCGCCACGTATGCGCGAGTGGGTGCTGGCGCGGGTGACCGACGAGCAGAAGAAGTTGATGTGGGTCGGTGAGAAGTACAGCATCGACAAGGCCGTTCGCGCTAATCTATTAGCGTGTGATGACCTAGACCCGGATGTGCGTGAGGTGGTGCAATGCGCGGACGATCTATGGGCGTCCAGCATCGCAAAGTTCAAACGTCTACAGGAGTTGGCCGATGTCGAAGATGACCGAGTACGAGGCGCATTTGTTTTTGCTGGCGGATCTGCGACGGGGCGAGCCTCTTCTTACGGCGCACAAGTCCATAATTTCACCCGCAAGACCGCCAAAGATCCCGCTGCCGTTAGAGACGACATGGTCGCCGGTCGAGCAATTGTCCCTCTTCACGGACGAAGAGTCACAGATGTGCTCAAGGGGATGCTTAGACCCGCGCTCATTGGTAATTTCGTAGTCGCTGACTGGTCGGCTATCGAGGCGCGCGTCAACCCGTGGCTATCTGGCATGGGCGACGAGAAGCTCAAGCAGTTCGACCAGGACATTTACAAGATTAACGCCGCCGCTACGTTCGGATGCTCGGTCGATCAGGTGACCGACGATCAGCGCCAGATCGGCAAGGTTCAGGAGCTATCGTGCGGGTACGCCGGAGGCGTAGGCGCGTTCGCTGCTATGGGCCGCGCATACGGTATCCACCTACCCGAAGCCGATGCCAAGCGCATGGTAGACGCTTGGAGACGGTCTAACCAATGGGCGGTGCGGTTCTGGTCAGAACTTGAGCGGGCCTATACGTCGGCTATGCACACGCCTAACGCCGAGTTCAGCGCGGGTCGGGTGACTTATCTATTCGACCGGCAGCATCTCTGGTACATTCTTCCTTCGGGCCGCGTTCTGTGTTACCCGTTTGCAAAACTGGAAGAAGATGGCATTTCATACTGTAAAGCCGCCTGGAAGCCCGCCGCTGACGCTAAAGAATGGCCGCGCGCTCGACTGTGGAAGGGCTTGGCTTGCGAGAACATCACGCAAGCAGTCGCCAATGATGTGCTGCGCCACGCGCTACGCCAGCTAGATAACGTAGTGCTCCACGTACACGATGAGATCGTCCTAGAGGACGGTGACCCCGACGTATTACGCCGCGTGATGTGTACGTCGCCGCCGTGGGCGGCAGGTTTGCCCCTAAAGGCAGAAGTTAAGCAGATGACCCGTTACGGTAAGTAACAAAAAAAAGCCCGTCGTGGGGACGGGCTTGAACTAGGAGAGCACATGGAACTCGTGGATCATATCATAGCCCTCGCGCCAGAGGGTGAAGTTGTACTATTCACTAAACAAGTCGAGCGCGATGGCGGCTACGCCTATCCTGCGTTTCGCAAGCCGCGCGGTGAAGGCGCTTGGTACGTCAATATCGGCAGCTTTATCGAAAGTCGGTTCGACGGCCAGCGGGTCAGCGCGGGCGCTGCGTTCTGCGAGAACGTGTGGTGTCTAGTGTTAGATGACGTCGGGACTAAATCGAAGACGCCAACGATCAGACCTACTTGGATCATTGAAACGTCGAAAGATAACTACCAATGGTGCTATGTCTTCCGGCTAGACGATCAGCCGCATAAGTCGGTCTATAGCGCCGCGATCAAGGCTATAGCCGCTGCGGGCTATACGGACCCCGGCGCTATTAATCCGGTTCGCAATATCCGCATTCCAGGCTCGATCAATTTAAAGCCTGGGCGCGACCGTTTCGCCGCGCGCTTAGTCGAGTTCAACCCGTCGCGCGAGTTCAGCCTCGAAGAGATCTGCGGCGCTCTATCGGTCGTCCCCGGCGCGGCTGAGACTACAACATTTCGTCCCGGTAACCTAAAGGACGACGGATCGGATGACGTGCTGGCGTGGCTTGTCGAGCGCAAGGAAGTCACACAAAAAGGTAACCCAGCGGGCTGGTGGGGTGTCATCTGCCCTAATAGTGCGGAACATTCGGACGGCAACCCAGAGGGCCGCTATATGCCCTCTACGCGGGCCTATTGTTGTCTGCACTCGCATTGCGTTGAGTGGGACTCCGCGCGGTTTCTAGCATGGGTTGAAGAGCAAGGCGGCCCCAAGCGGACCTATGGTCTACGTAATGAGCTTCTCGCGTCGGTCATGGGCGGCGCGTTGTCTAAACTGACGCCTACGGAGATGTTCACCGATGACGCTAAGGCCGTGATCGCCCAGGTTGAAGCGCGCGAGCGGGCGCGGGTAGAGCGGGCCGACTGGTTTAAGCGTTTCGCCTATGTGCAGTCGGATGACGCCTATTTTGACCTAGTGGACCGTGTGCTTATATCGCGTCGGGCGTTCGACGCGACCTATCGCGGGATCATGTGCCATTCGCTGCACAATAACGGCGGCAAGGCGCGCATTATCAACCCGTCGCTCTGGTTTGACGAAAACCGAACGGCCGCGGGCGGCCATATCCTCGCGGGCTTGACCTACGCTGCGGGTGAGTCGGTTCTAGCCGTGCGGGACAATCTACCCTATGCGAATCGTTGGGTCGACGCGCGGCCGACGCCTATAGCGGGGCCTATACAGGCGTGGATTGACCATTGCCGCAAGCTAGTCCCGGTACAGTCGGAACTAGACCATATATGGGACGTTATGGCCTATAAGGTCCAGAACCCGCGCGTGAAGATCAATCACGCGATTTTGCACGCGTCGGATGAAGGATCGGGCAAGGACACTATGTATGACCCGTTTATATGGGCCGTCTGCGGGGGCAATAAGCATAATTTAGGCTTGGTCGACAATGAGTCGCTCACGTCCCAATGGGGCTATCAACTAGAGTCAGAGATTCTAGTGATCAACGAGCTAAAAGAAGCGCTGGCGGCCGATAGGCGCGTCCTGGCCAATAAACTGAAGCCTATCATCGCGGCCCCGCCTGAGGTTCTGGCCGTGAATCGGAAGGGACTTCACCCCTATATGATGGCAAACCGGGGCTTTGTGCTGGCGTTCTCGAATGATCTATTGCCTATAAGCATTAGCGCGCAAGATCGCCGTTGGTTTTGTATCTGGTCCCATGTGGGCCGTATGTCAGACGCGGATGGCGCGGCCATATGGCAATGGCTGAGGACGGGCGGCCGCGCGGCCGTTGCCGCTTGGTTGCACGCGCGCGACGTGTCGCGCTTCAATCCGGGGGCCGCTCCACCTATGACTGAATTTAAGCAAACTATGACCGAGAACAGCCTATCGGGTGCCGAGTCTTACATTCTCGAACTAATGCGCGCCCGCAAGGGTGTCTTCACGCGGGGCGTTATCGCGGCCCCATTGCAAGCTGTACTTGACGATCTGGCGCGGTCGGCCCCGGCCGGTTTGAAACTGTATCAGCAAGCGTTATTGCAAGCGATCAAAGAGGCCGGTTGGATTGATTGCGGCCGCGTCGCTGCGCGCGGGTTAGAGTCTAAGCGCCACGTTTACTGCGCGCCCGATTTAGCGGCCGTGGGCGCCTCTACGCTGCGTCGGATGGTAGAGCCGGATTATCAGTTAGGGCAATGAGAAACGGCCCTTTCGGGCCGTTCTCATAAGTCTAGGATGATCACTAGGATGGCGGCCAACACGGCCGCAATCACTAACGACACAGCGCCGCGATAATCGCGTCGGATAGGATGACGCTACACACGATAACCCATCCGATTAACGCGGCCGTTGCATAAGTTTCGAGTTTCATTGTGTTCCCCCTTTAACGCGCGCGATATGCGGGCCGATATCGTCGGGGCCGTAGCATTGGAAAACGATGCCGCCACCATATTGTTTATTGTGATACTTGCGCCCGCCAATCTGGCGCGCCAGCGCAAGCGCTGCCTCATAAGTATCGGCGGCCGGTTTGAACGTCAACCAATGGCACACCCAACGAGAGTTGCCGTTAACGTCGCTTTTAACACGTATCCAATCCATTATTAAACCCCTTTTTTTGGTAAGCGAACCCATGCGAGCGACCCATTGGGCAGGTCGCCTGACACGTGATCAAAATCCCATCCAAATTTCGCGCAGAATGCGACGGCCGCGACGCGATGCGCGTCAAGCGTATCTGCCCCGCTTTTATATGGGACCGTTACACTTCCAGCGGCCGCCGTCGCCTTGATACGGTCGCCGCGATGATTAGTCGGGCCAATCCATTTTGTGACGATTGCTTGCATGGCGTCATTCTCCGAAAGTGACGAAAACGACGTGGCAAATACCGGCCGGATGGATGGCGATCAGGTCGCCCATTTTTTCGACGCGTGAGCGGATGCCCGAAAGGCCGGCCCAGGCCTTCGCGCGGCGAACGATAGCGCGGTCCGATAGCGCGTCGGGCGCGTCGATTGTCTCGCGCCGTACCCATGAATAGTTAGACTCGCCCGCGAACGTGTCGGTATGCTCGAAATTTAGTTTCATGTCGTTTACCTCAGTTTAGTGTGATCGGACAAAACGCCCGCCAATGCGCCCGTCGGGCGCATTAGCTGAAATTTTGTTAAGCGATGAAATCTGGGTGAGTGTCGAGCGCCATCCGCGCAGCAATCGCGCGCAATTCGTTTGCGCTGCGGGTAGTACGCGCGCTGCGGATCAGCGTAGCGATTGCGCGCGCTGCCATGTCGCGCAGCCCGTGTGCAATGTAAAGGTCAAGGCGGGAAACTTCGCGCTGTTCTAATTTGGTCATGTCGTTTACTCCAGGTTATTGGCGCTGCGTTCTGCGTCGCCATGTGAGTAATGTACGCGCGCGATCTTGCCTTGTCAACAAATTTTTGACTAGGGGAAACCCTAATCTGAGAGTGTGGACACTTTGTGAGCGTTTTGTGAGCGTTTTTTGATGGGCAAGTGTCCACACAAAATGGCGTAACCGTGCGGGTTTGAGGGCTGTACCCGGATGTTAGCTAGTCTACTTTTAAAAAAAGTTGAATTTTATATATAGGGGATTTTGCCGGACGACGGCCACCAAATCCGCGCGCGTTTTTCCCAGCGCAATTTTTTACCCGGCTAAAAACCGCTCACATGTGGGTACACGCTCACACACTAAAAAATAGAACGATTAATGTAGGCCGCTCACATGCGGGTACATGCCACTCCACTTTATAACGGTTTTTTAGGACGCTCACATGCGGGTACATGGCAAACAGCTAAACGGACTTTGTGGACATGGCAAACATGCGGGTACAAAATGGCCGTTTGGCCGCGAGGCCCCCGGGTAGGGCCTTGGCCTGGCCGGTCACGGAAACGCACCCCCCGCAAACATTTTTTAAAATTTTTTTTGATTGCTAACATTGCCTACATTGCCTACACTTCAGCCATGTTCAAATCTTTGCCACTAACTGTCAGAAATGTTCAGGCAACAGAGGCGCGTCTTCAGTCGATTTACGACGCGGCGAAGTTAGGTCTGAAAGGTGACTCGCTGGCGTTGGCTGCTGGTATGCTGCCCGCTGAGTACCGGCAACTGTGTCAGCTAGATCCGTTAGCGGAAATGGCTGAACAGAAAGGTCGCGCTGACAATGAAAGAGAAATCTCCCAAGTTCTTAATAACGCGGCGTTAGGTGGCGACGCCAAGGCCGCATTAGAGATCCTGCGTCATCGTCACGAGTGGACGGCTAAACAAGAAGTTAGTGTTGATGTATATCAACGGATCAGCATCACACAGGCGCTAGAAGCCGCGCAAACCAGAGTGCTAGAGAATGCAAAAAACGATCTATACATCAGCCGAAGAGCAGACATTGATGACGCGGTTGTGGTCACCCGCGATAGCGAACGATCCTGAAGCGTTTGTACTGTTCGCGTTTCCTTGGGGCCAGCCCAATACACCGTTAGCTAAGTTCAGCGGCCCGCGCAAATGGCAGCGCGAAATACTGCGTGACATTGCCAAGCACATTAAAGTCAACGAAGGTAAGGTCAACATGGACACGCTGCGCGAGGCGGTGTCTAGCGGGCGAGGGATTGGTAAGTCGGCGTTAGTTAGCTGGCTAATCCTGTGGATGTTGTCCACGCGGATCGGTTCGACGGTCATCGTGAGCGCCAACAGCGAAGCGCAATTAAGGTCGGTCACTTGGGGTGAGTTAACCAAGTGGCAAGCAATGATCATCAACAGCCATTGGTGGGAGATCAGCGCAACAAAGATTGTTCCGGCGCAATGGCTGACCGAACTGGTCGAGCGGGACTTAAAGAAAGGGACGCGCTACTGGGCAGCGGAAGGCAAGCTCTGGTCAGAAGAAAACCCAGACGCTTACGCCGGGGTACACAACCACGACGGGATGATGTTGATCTTTGACGAGGCGTCTGGTATTGCTGACGCGATCTGGTCAGTCGGTGCGGGGTTCTTCACAGAAAATATTCTGGACCGCTATTGGTTTGCGTTTAGCAACCCCCGGCGCAACAGCGGGTATTTCTTTGAGACGTTTAATAGTAAGCGTGATTTTTGGCAGACGCGCCAGATAGATGCGCGCACGGTCGAGGGGACGGACAAGCAGGTCTACGAGCAGATTATTGCGGAGTATGGCGAGGATTCAATCCAGGCGCGCGTAGAGGTGTACGGTGACTTTCCAAGCGCGGGTGAGGATCAGTTCATCTCGCCAATGATCGTCGAGGACGCATTTAAGCGGCCTAAGTACAAGGACGAAACCGCGCCTATAGTAATAGGGGTCGACCCGGCGCGCGGTGGTCTGGACTCAACTGTGATTGTAGTTCGCCGGGGCCGGGACATTGTGGCGATCAAACGGTACAAGGGTGAAGATACGATGTCAATTGTCGGTCGTGTCATTGACGCGATTGATGAATACAAACCGACGCTAACTGTAATAGACGAAGGCGGTTTGGGCTACGGTATACTTGACCGATTAACAGAACAACGGTATAAGGTACGGGGGGTGAACTTTGGTTGGAAAGCCAAGAACCCCGTAATGTGGGGCAACAAACGGGCTGAAATGTGGGGCGCGATGCGCGAGTGGTTAAAGACTGCCAGCATCCCGCAAGACAAGATGCTCAAGGATGATTTGGTTGGGCCGATGAAAAAGCCCAACTCAGCGGGTACGATCTTTCTGGAAGGCAAGAAAGAAATGAAGGCTAGAGGACTGGCATCACCTGACGCAGCCGACGCGCTGGCGGTGACATTTGCTTATCCTGTAGCGCATCGTGAGTACGTCGAACGGCCTCGTACTCTTACGATGAATCGTGACGCAATGGCCGGATCTTGGATGGGTGCATAAATGCTTAAAAAGTCTGCTTCACCAAAAGCCTTCAAAGAAAACATTAAAACTGAAGTAAAGGCCGGTAAGCCGGTCAAACAAGCAGTTGCGATTGCATACGCAACCAAACGCGCGGCGGCAAAGAAATGAGTAAGCCAGGTTTGTACGCCAATATTCATGCCAAGCAGGAACGAATTAAGGCTGGTTCTGGCGAAAAAATGCGTAAACCCGGATCTGCCGGAGCGCCAACCGCTAAAGACTTCAAAGAGTCTGCAAAGACTACCAAGAAAAAGTAGATGGCTTCTAACGCGTTAGCCCCAAGAGCAAAGAATGCACTTGTGCAAGATCCACTACAGGAACTGCTAACGCGCGCGGCTGCTTATCCTCAGTACAATGATTTGGTTAATTTTTTGATGTTGCGTCAAGCGATGCCTCAAATAAAGCAGGAATATTTAGGGCCGTTTAGAGCGGGGGAATTTGTCTATAGCGGGTTTGACGGCCCAGGTACGATTGGCCTAAGTCATGGCGCAGAACCAAGTACGGTAGTACATGAGTTAACCCATGCGGCAGATCGTCAACTAGGGAATATGTCGTATGATTTAGAAGAGCGTCACCGTAGAGAGACGTCTTTTCTTGACAGGCTTATGGGTAAATCTTCACTTACGCCTGAAGAACAACGCTTCGTATTGGCTAGAAAAAAGTTAGATTTTGATGTTAATAAAGATAGATCAAACCCTAACAGATTTCCAAAACAAGAGTTTGTAAATAGATTAGCGCCAGAATGGGCTAAAAAACACTATGATTACAGGGCAAACGACAAGGAATTAGCGGCGTATGGCATGGGTGGTACAGTTAGCCCAAACGTTTACAACGCTGCGCCCGCGCATATTGACCCCACAATGGCTACAGAATTTTCAATCATGTTAGACTTGGCGCAACGCGCGCAAGCTAAAGCGGGTAAAAAATGAAGAAAGGCGTATCGTTATCGGTCGGGCGTGGTGAGAAGTTGCCAGCCAGCAAAGGCGCAGGTCTGACCGAGAAAGGGCGTGAGAAGTACAATCGGGAAACTGGTAGTCACTTGAAAGCGCCAGCGCCTAACCCAAAGACAGAAGCCGATAAAGGCAGGAAATCTAGTTTCTGCGCTAGAATGGAAGGCGTTGTAGCCCATGCTTCTGGCGATGCAGAGCGGGCTAAAGCGTCACTTAAACGCTGGAAGTGTTGATGGCTGACTCTCATCCCTTGGTCTTAATTGGTTTAAGCAGAGATGGCTGACTACACCGGAATTAACGCTGTTGGCAACGTCGCGTTGGGTGGCAAACCACTCAAAAGCGACTCGGATGTGCTGTCAACAGCGCGGGATCGCCTGTCAATGGCAATCTCGGCGTATTCCGAATCGCGTGAAGACGAGCTAGACGACCTGCGTTTTTACGCTGGTAGCCCTGATAACCAATGGCAATGGCCCGCCGATGTGCTGGCAACCCGTGGTGCGGTGCAGGGGCAGACGATTAACGCGCGGCCCTGCTTGACGATTAATAAGCTGCCGCAGCACGTCCACCAGATTACCAACGACCAGCGCCAGAACCGGCCTAGCGTGAAGGTCATCCCGGTTGATGACAACGCTGATGTTGAGGTTGCCGAGATTTTCAACGGCATGATTCGGCACATCGAGTACATATCAGATGCTGATGTGGCTTACGATACGGCTTGTGAGAACCAAGTGGCCTACGGTGAGGGCTATATTCGGGTTCTGACCGAGTATTGCGACGACGATACGTTTGACCAAGACATCAAGATTGCCCGCGTTCGCAATAGTTTCTCGGTCTACATGGACCCGCTGATTCAAGACCCGTGCGGCAGCGACGCCAAGTGGTGTTTTATCACCGAGGATCTGTCCAAAGAAGAATACGGTCGGCTTTTCCCGAATGCTTCGCCTTTGTCTACGCTTGAGACGCTTGGTGTTGGCGATCAGAACCTAAGTCAATGGTTAAATACCGATACGATCCGGATTGCGGAGTATTTTTACTGCGATTACGAGCGCAAAACGCTGAATTTGTACCCCGGAAACGTGACTGCGTTTGAGGGTACGCCGGAAGACAAGCAGTTAAAGGCGGTTTACGGCAAACCGAAGAAAACGCGCCAAGCGGATATTAAGAAAATCAAGTGGTGCAAAATCAACGGCTACGAAATCCTTGAAGAACAGGAATGGGCCGGTGATTGCATCCCTGTTGTGCGGGTGATCGGCAACGAATACGAGGTTGAGGGACGCATTTACATCAGCGGGCTGGTCAGAAACGCTAAAGACGCCCAACGGATGTACAACTATTGGACTAGCCAAGAGGCAGAAATGCTGGCGCTGGCTCCAAAGGCCCCGTTTATTGGTTATGGTGGGCAGTTTGAGGGGTATGAAACCCAATGGAAGACCGCAAACACCCAGAATTGGCCTTATTTGGAGGTCAATCCAGATGTAACGGACGGCCAGGGTGCTGTATTACCGTTACCGCAACGTGCGTTGCCGCCAATGGCCCAAACTGGTCTGATTCAGGCCAAAATGGGGGCGTCGGAAGACATAAAATCGGCAACTGGACAGTACAACGCATCACTTGGGCAGCAATCAAACGAGCGTTCTGGCAGGGCTATTCTTGCCCGCCAGCGTGAGGGTGACGTTGGTACTTATCACTACCAAGACAACCTAGCGCGGGCTGTACGGCACATTGGTCGGCAATGTGTTCAGTTGATCCCAAAGATTTACGATACGCAGCGCATCGCCCGCATTATCGGGTTGGACGGCGAGACGAAGATGGTAAAGATTGACCCGACGCAACAGGAACCTGTGCGTAAGATCCAGAACCAAGAGGGTATTGTGATCGACAAGATCTACAACCCTTCAGTTGGCAAGTACGACGTAGTGGTTGCGACTGGTCCGGGCTATGCCACCAAGCGCCAAGAGGCTCTTGAGGCGATGGCGCAATTGCTGCAAGGCAACCCGCAGTTGTGGGCGGTCGCTGGCGACTTGTTTGTCAAGAATATGGACTGGCCTGGGGCGCAGGAGATGGCAAAGCGGTTTGCCAAGACGATTGATCCCAAGCTCATGGGTGACGCCGAGGATAATCCTGGTTTGCAAGCAGCGCAGCAGCAGATGCAAGCGATGGCGGCAGAGTTGGATCAGTTGCACAATATGCTGCAAAATGTCGGCAAGTCAATGGAAGCGCAGGACATGGAGCGCAAAGATTACGAAGCTAAGATCAAGGCGTTTGACGCTGAGACTAAGCGTATCGCAGCGGTTCAAGCCGGTATGTCTGAGGAGCAGATCCAAGACATCGTTATGGGTACGCTGCATGGCATGATTACGAGTGGCGATCTGGTTGGCGAGATGCCGGGTCGGGAAACAAACGAAATGCTGCCGGAATCGGCTGAGTACGCACCACAGCAAGGAATGATGCAATGACGCAAACAGAAGCATTCGCTTTGTTTGAGTACAAAGACGGTAAACTATACTGGCGCGTAAGGCCATCCCGTGGTGTTTACGCAGGAGACGAGGTTGGATCTATTTGTTCAACTGGCCATCGGCGCTTGATGTACAAACGCAAACTTTATTCAG